GTTCGTTTATCCTTTTCCATTTACGCTACTAAACGAATTGCTCCAGCACTAAGTGCGAGCTTCGTTCAGAAGGCAATGGATAAGAATCTAACGGCACTAACTACGGATCGAAAGCTTCCTGATCGGATTAAACTCCGAGAGGAGGTTGTACGGACAGTACGAGAACTTCATTGGTACGCCACTCACCCCGAAAAGAACTTTTCAGTCCCACGAAATACGTGTGAGATGCGAAATTTTTCGATACGAAATGGTAAGACTTCTATGTCTCGCCCGTGTCAAAAGATTCCATCTTTATCAGCATGTTATGAGAATCCCCGTTCAAAAGGCGGGGCCCTCATGCATCTACTGAATGTTACACATAATCTTAAGGCTTGTGTTCTCGTAGGAGAACGCGAACTTTTAGGTTATGTTGAACGTAAGGACTGTTTTTCTCAACCATTTCCAATCTATGGAGCTCTTTCAAAAGAGGAACAGACTGCTTTGATGCAGCCTTCATTGGATGGATATGGATCGAGGGTTGTCGTGAGAAGAGAACCGATATTGGAACCCTTCAAGGTTCGGATAATTTCTAAAGGCGAAGCAATTCCCTACCAGAGAGCTCAGAACTTTCAGCCTAAACTGTGGTCTTTACTACAGTATGCTGATTGTTTTGAACTCACTGGTAGACCTTTAGAAAAAAGGGATCTCGAGGATGTACTTGCTTTCGGAAAGAAGAGCCTTTTGCACTGTCAGATTGTTTCTGGTGATTATAGTGCTGCAACCGATAATCTTCACCCATGGCTTTGTTCAGAAGCCCTCCGTGAGATTTGTTATCTTTTTCGCATACCATTTGAAGAGTCACTCAACTTAATGAGTTGTCTTACTGGGCATGTGATTGATGATCGAAATCAAGGATCATATAAGATAAACAAACTCACTGGTTTTGTGAGTGATGATGGTGATGCCTATAAGATCTACATGGACGGAGTCCACCAACAAATTTGGGGACAATTAATGGGTTCACCCGTGAGCTTTCCTTTGCTCTGCATTATAAATGCTGCGGTCACCCGTTATTCATTAGAATTGGCTTTTGATCGCGAGATTTCTCTACGTGATAAAGCATTTCTAATAAATGGTGATGATGTAATTTTCACCATTCCATCCGGTCAGTATCAGATCTGGGTATCGAACGTCACCAGTGCAGGTCTCAGTCCGAGTCCTGGTAAAAACTTTGTCAATCGTAGATATGGAGTTATCAACTCGCAGATCTACGATTGTGGTCTTTACTGGGACCGACCGACTGAGCCAATCAATGTGCAAAAGGTTCATCTTGTTAAAATGAATCTGATCCACGTCCAGCAGCACGAGACGACTGAGCGTCGAAAGGACGCCAATCTCGTCATTGGAGAACGACTCCGTCACGGAAAGGACCTCGAAGGTCGCTTTAAAGAGTTAGTTGATGGTTTAGAGGGTGATGAAAGGGATTTATTCCTTCGTCATGCTCTCCACTATGCTAAGCCCTTGTTAGAGAACCTTCCTGCAGTTTCTTGGGGACTACCCAAATGTCTTGGTGGTCTTGGTTTACCAATGCCATCAGACTGGGTTGCTAACCCACTGCATTTGAAGATTGCCTCTATGATAATGTGCCTTGATGAAAAGGCACGCCGTGATGTTGTGCGACTCCAATGGTTGAGAGAGCCTGGTAATATATTCTGTGAGGACACCAATGAACAGATACGTGAAGCCAACGAAGCGCTTCACAATGAACTGGTTCTGTCCAGTTCTAAGACTGAGGATGTGGTTTTCGGACCACTACTCAAGTCTAATCTGGGTCTTGGAGTTGACAAATGCGTTTTAGACGCAAGTCATACTCTTAAGATCTGGAACAATATGTATCGTTCTTGGGTGAGAAGGGTCCAAAAAGTCAAATGGACCACTTCTCATGATCACAGTGTCAAAGGTCTACACCTTATGACTCAGGCCAAAGCTCAATCATATGAGTCACTCGTCTGGACGTGGGCCCATCCACTAAAATGGATTGTGGGGGTGTAATCAGGTGTGTCTGGCAACAAAAGTATAACTCTAGTTTCGAAGAAACTACAGAAATGAATATGCTACCAGAGGGGAT